TGACGAAGATCAATGACAATTTTGCAGAACTTTACACAGATTTAGCGGCTACAACATCATCAAATGGAAACCTTACAAATGAAGATACTAATGGTAATGTTAAAATATTTGCAAACGGAACAGGTATTGTAGAAATTGATAGATTATCAATAAACAACACAACAATAAGTTCACTAGATACCAACGCAGATATCACTCTTACAGCAAATGGCACAGGTGACATAGCAGTATCTGGACCACTTAAAGTTGGTACAGGATCAGCGGCTGGCAATGTTACTTCTAATGGTGCACAAGATTTAAAACTTGACACAAACAGTGGAACGAATTCAGGATACATTGAAATCAAAGATGGAGCAGGTGGAAACATCACAATAGAGAATGATGGCTCAGGTGACATCTTATTGAAATGTGGTGGTCAAGTTGGTATAGGAGATGTTGGTTCACCTGACACTTCATTACACATCAAACAAGCCAATGCAATATTAACACTCCAAAGAACTGCCGACACAGGCACACCTGGTATTGATTTTCAACAAGCGGGCGGTAACGTAAGAGCACAGATATACATGGATGGTACTAACGGTATCAGCAAAGAACTAATTTTTAAAGTACAAGATGGATCATTAGATGAAAGATTCAGAGTCACACGTAGCGGGGCCAATGTAACAGGAACTTTTAATATTAAAAGTGACAGTGATTCAACTTTAGGTGATGCTACTATTAGCATGACTGAGAACAGAATTACAACATTAAGATCTAACGATAATTTAGAATTATCTGCAAATGGTACAGGCAAGATAATGATGCCTAATAATTTACATTTACATTCTGCTACACCGACTATTCAAATTCAAAGAACAGACAACGCAAACGTGCCTGGAATAAGTTTTTTAGGTGATGGCGGAACTGAAGGAGCCAGCATTAAATTTGATGGGACAAGTGGAACAACAAATGAAATAATTTTAAGTTCTTTTCATTCTAGTGCTGTAACAGAAAGACTTAGAGTTACAACAACTGGAGCAAAAGTATCAGGAACTTTAGACATAGACGGCGGAATTTCAATTACTGACAACACTATAACTTCTTCGGCATCAAACGCTGACCTAGAATTAAAAGCATCAGGAACAGGTGATGTTATTATAAGTGCATTGAGGATCAATGGCACAACAATTAATTCAAGTGATTCTTCAAAAGTTTCTATCGCAGAAGCAGTTGATGTGAATGGCAATCTTGCTGTTACAGGTGCACAGGTAGACTTTACTAACCTTCCAACATCAGACCCATCAGTAGCAGGTAGACTTTGGAATGACTCAGGCACAGTCAAAATTAGTGCAGGATAATAAATGACCCAGGAAGTAATCAACATTGGATTACAGGCCGATGATGGCACAGGCGACACTATCAGAAGTGCTGGAGTAAAGATCAACAACAATTTCATAGAAACCTATGCAAGACCTCACCTAACACTGACTCACTTGGAGTTCTCAGGCAATCAAGTGAAAGGCACACAGTCAAATGCTGACCTAGACCTCAGTGCCAGCGGAACAGGATCAGTTACCGTTCCTGAGATAACAATAGATTCAACAATAAACATGACAGACAATGACATCAAAGTCAACACAACAAATGCTGATCTGGTTTTGAGTGCAAATGGTACAGGTTCTATCGTTATGGCCAATATAGATCTGAATAGTGGTACTGTTGACGGAACTGTTATTGGTGGTGCTACACCAGCCGCAGGAACATTTTCAACTCTTACTGCAAACACCCAAGCAGTTATAGATGGTGTTACAATAAAAGACAACACAGTTTCTGCCAACTCATCAAACGCCAATTTAGAACTTTCAGGTAATGGCACAGGCACGGTATCTTTTGAGGGAGTAAAATTTCCAACTGGCGATAATGGACTTTCTTCAAATCAAGTATTGCGAACCAACGGAAGCGGACAATTATCTTTCTTCCGTAGAGACATGGCATTCAACGTTGCTGAATTAACCGACGGTACAGCAACTATATCAGGTGCTTCATCTTCCGTACAGGTTATAGACACCTTTGCAGTTGCAACCTATAGAGGTGCAAAATATCACATACAAATTTCAGATAGCACAGACAACAGGTTCAGATTAATAGAAGCGAATGTGACACATGACGGTACCAACGCATACGTCAGTGTGTTTGGCGGTGTGGACAATGGTACTGGCGATGGATCAACAACTTATGATACCCTTGACATATCTGCTGATATAAACAGCGGTAATGTTAGACTGCTAGGTCAAGTAAATAACGATAACAACCAAGTTGTAAAATTTGTAAGGAGACCTATTAAGGTATAATATGGCAAGGATAAACTTAAACGTAGGATCAAACGCTAACGACGGTACAGGTGATACTTTACGTGCCGCTATGCAGAACGTGAACACCATGTTCACGGAGATATACGCTTCATCACTTTTTGATGATGGTATCCAATTAAGTGGAAATGAAATCAGAGCAACAAGATCCAATGACGATCTTGTGTTAACTCCAAGCGGAACAGGTATAGTCACAATGGACAGCCTTACAGTTGACTCAAACATCAACATCACGGACAACGAAATCAAAACTACCGTGTCAAACTCCGACCTTAAATTAACTGCGTCAGGCACAGGAAGTGTTGTGATAGCAAAAGCAGACATAAATGGAGGCGCAATAGATAACACAACAATAGGTGCCTCAACACCAGCGGCAGGAACATTTACGACATTGACTGCGAATACAAGTGCGACTCTAGATGGTGTGATAATAAAGGACAACACGGTATCGACAAATGCATCAAACGCCGATCTAGAACTTTCAGGCAACGGTACAGGTACAGTGTCTATTAACGGACTTTCGATGCCGACTTCAGATGGAAGTGCAAACCAAGAATTAAAAACTAATGGATCCGGTGTATTGAGCTTCGTGACAGTAACGCCAACGTTGAGTCATTCGGAAATAAGTGATAACACATCAACTGTTGCTACATCTACTACTAGTGTCATTGACAGTTTTGTATCTGGCACATACAGAGGTGCGAAATATTACATATCTATATCAGATGCCACTAACGGCAGATATGAAATAGTTGAAGCCAACGTGATACATGGACCAAGTGCTGACAGTACCATAGAGGCATACATAACCGTATTTGGATCAACAACTTCTTACACTGCACCACTGTGTACGTTCACTGCAGACATAGATGATGGTAATGTGAGATTACTAGCGACAAATATCAGTAATAATAGCACTGTATTCAAGTTCCAAAGAATACTTATTGACCTATAATATTTACATTAGGTTTATAAAATTTAAAATAAATAATAGCATAACAAGGATTTAACAAACTATGGCTAGACAACACGTACAAATAGGATCAAGTGCAAATGACGGCACAGGTGATCCATTAAGAACAGCGTTCGACAAAATAAATGACAACTTTATAGAATTATATGGTGGTGATAATGACATTAACACCCTGGACGCAAACCTAAATGTAAACAACTTCGCAATCACAACAGGCGTTACTAACGGAAACATCACAGTAACACCAAACGGCACAGGAAGCATAAATTTAGGGTCAATTACAATCAACGGAAGCCAAGTAAGTTCAAATGATTCAACACAGATCACACTAGCAGACAATATTCAGACAACAGGCACAGTGAACATAGACGGTGCCGCAACACTTGGATCCACACTTACAGTTGGAACATCATTGGCCTTGGCAACAGGAGCCACTGTCACAGGCATAGACAACGGAGCATTGGGATCAAGTGCAACACTATTAGCCACACAAGGCGCAATCAAGACTTATGTCGACGCACAGGTCACAGCACAGGATTTAGACTTTGCTTGTGATGATTCTACAACACTGTCAATTGATCTAGATTCAGAATCTTTACAATTCTCAGGTGGAACAGGTATCACAACAGCAGGTACAGGAAACACAGTTTCAATAGCAATAGACGGAACAGTCGCAACACTAACTGGTTCACAAACTTTAACAAACAAAGTTTTAACCAACCCAACGATTAACGCGGCAACAATGACTGGTGCTTTTGCGATTAATGGAATAACACTTGATGACAACACCATTACAACCAATGCCTCAAATGCCAATCTAGAATTAGAAACTTCAGGCACAGGAACAATAGAATTAAAAGCGGCGACAAACGTTACAGGAAACCTAGGAGTGACAGGTACACTGAACACAGCAGATGTTGCCACAACGGGTAATACAACAATATCAGGATCATTGACAACAGGCACTTTCAACGTTGGTGACTTGAACATTGATGCATCTGGAAAATTCACAACTGACACAAACGGAAACATTGATTTCAATCCATCAGGAACGGGTGTCGTTGTTATAACTTCTGATGTGACGCACACAGGAACACAAACAACAGCAGGACAATTAAATGTAGACAACATTAGAATTGACGGGAATACAATATCATCAACAACTGGAAGTATTACACTATCTCCATTAGCAGGGCAGAACCTTGTGCTGGGAGCGACAGGCAATGGTGTTGTAACTGCATCTGAATTCCAAGCAACACTAGGTGAATTTGTAACCTTAAGAGCATCGAGAATTGAAAATGATATTTCAAACGCAACCTTAGAACTTGGTTCACAAGGTACTGGAAATGTTAAAATTGGAACTACTGAATTTTCGTCAACAGCATCAACTATTACTGGAACAATAACAAACGGTGATATAACTGTTACTCCAAACGGTACTGGAGACTTTAGAGTTGACGGTCATATAGGCATGAAAGTACAAGCGGGCGATGCCGTGGCAGATACTGACCACGCTCACATTTACGCCAAAGATGATACTGGAAGTGCTGAAGTTTTTGTTAGAGATGAAGCAGGAAACGTTACAAAACTTTCACCGCACAACGAACAAGGTAATTGGGAGTACTTTTCTAGAAATGTTCTTACAGGTAAAGTTGTAAGAATTGATATGGAAAAAATGGTACGAACACTTGAGAAGTTAACCGGCGAAAGATTCATTGAAAATGCCTAAGAACTATTCATTATTAAAAGTTGAAGATGGCGATACTACATATAAACACCAACTAGACAAAGACGTTGATGTACATAAAAAACAAGTATTAGAAAAACTTGTTGTAAAAAATCAATCTACAAGTGAAAATAATATATTGATGATCACTAAAGCAGATACTTCTGCCGCTGGTCCTCATATGACATTTGATAGAGATTCTGCCAGTCCGGCAAAAGGTGATCAAATAGGAAAAATACAATGGAAAGCCAGAAATTCCGACGGTGATCAAATTCGATACGCAAGTATTCATTCAATAATTAAAGACGCAACAAAAGACAGTGACGATTCTAACTTAACATTTACAATAAGAGTTGGTGGACAACATAAGTCAATGTTGATTGTGCAAAACGACGGAGTACTTGTTCACGTAGACAAACCATTAATGTTACAAACTACAGGATATAAAAAAACAAGATTATACGGTAGAAAGGCCACTGGAAGAAGAGATATTGATTTTCCAGATCAAAGTGGTACTGTAATGGTTAATGAATCAGGAAAAGTCATGGCAACTGACTTACCTACAAGTGACCCTAACAATGCGGGTCAACTCTGGAATGATAGCGGCACAGTAAAAATTAGTGCTGGATAATACAGAATAGGCTTTAACATATCCTTTAAAGGAAAATAATGAGGAAATATCATAACGACCGTAAAAGGTATAGATCTCCAAAATCTGAGATAGCACGACTGCAAGAAGCGATCAAAAGGGAAAGAGATCCAATACTGCGTGAAGGCCTAAAACAGCACCTAGAACACTGGATTCGTACACAGAATAATAGTCGGTAATCGCCAATAAATACCCATGTAAGGAGTAAAGTAATGGCAACACCAGTGTGGACAACCACGGAAGGTAAATTAGCAACTATACAAGAGCAAGTAGCATATTCGCTACAACTCGAAGCAAATGATCCTGTTCCTATGGGCGATTCCACGGCCGTCACTTACTCCGTGATAGCAGGAAGCCTACCTGTAGGAATGCAGGTAACATCAACAGGCTTACTAACAGGTACTCCGGCTGAGGTTGCCAAAAGAACTCTTTACACCTTCGTCGTGCGAGCCACGGCCGGTACCGCTATTACAGACAGAACATTCAAGTTGGACGTGCAAGGTGCAGACTCTCCCACGTTCACAACAGCATCAGGACAACTACAACTGGACGATTCCACAAGTGTTGGATTGTACTGGGTTATAGATGGCGCCAGTGTTCAACTTCAAATGCAGGCCACGGATACAGACACGGCAACTGGACAACAATTAGTTTACGAAATAGTGCAAGGATCACTACCACCTGGGGTGACCCTCAGCAAGACGGGATTGATTTCAGGTATTGTTGCACTCACAGACGACCAGAAGTTTGGAATACGTGGAGGTTACGATGGCGGAGAACCAGATGACAAGTTCAATGGAATATACGATAGAACGGTAACCTCAAAAAGTGTAAGTAAGAATTTTGATTTCATAGTAAGGGTATCAGATGGAGTAAGTTACGTGGAACAGAACAACTCAATATTTGTTTACTCCGCAGACTACTGGAGAGTTTCCAACTCCGGAGTAACGATTGATGCCACAGAGATCGATGGAACAGCGTTGACAATGGACTTCAGTGGTAACAGGAGACCTGTTTTCAGGACAGGTTCTGATCTGGGAACATTCAGACATGACAATAGTGTTGTTGTTAAGATAGATGTTGAAGACTTTGATCCATTGCAGGGAGACCTAGAGTATTCAATACATTCAGGATCTTTACCTGCAGGAGTTTCAATTGATATAACATCAGGTGAACTTTATGGACAGTTGGCAAGGCAGTCAGCAGTTGAAGTGGACTACAATTTCACAGTCAGAGCCAAGAGGGTAATATCACCAGGCGTGGAAGTGTTCACGGACAAAGATTTCACAATGAAAGTAATAGGTGAGATAGACATAGGGATAGCATTCACAACACCAACAGTGGTAGGAACAATAACTGCTGATCAACCTAGCATATTGAGTGTGGAGGCAATAACAGATGACACAGACAGAGTATTAAGTTACAGTGTGACTTCAGGAAGTTTACCAACAGGTATAACACTGTCTCAGCAAGGTAACTTCATAGGCAAGATAGACCCTAGTGACTTCTCAGATTCCACAAGAGCATTTACGTTTGAGGTCACAGTGAGTGACCAGTACCAGACATCTGCAACCAAAAAAGAATTTACAATTAACATAGACATACCTAACACGCAAACAGAATACGGAAACATGACCGGACACGCAACATCATTCATAGACCAGAACATATTCTATAGCATAGCACAAGATCCAACCATTAATGATTCAGCGTATGTGTATAGATCAGAAGATCCAAACTTTGGAATAAAATTAAAACCAGACATGCTGATGATGGCTGGATTAGAGGCACAAACTTTGACAACTTTCCAACAACAGATGGAACAGAACCATGCCCCTAAAACTCTTTACTTCGGAAATCTTAAGACCGCTATGGCAAAAGAAGGCACAACTACAAAATATGAAGTGGTTTATATTGAAATAAAAGACAACATGGTCAACAGCAAAGGCGAAGCAGTTTCAAGTTCTATAAAACTACGAGATGCTGTTGTAAAACCTGTGTTGGGTCCTAAGGCTTCTACGATGAATGCAACAACGGATCTCACAGATTACGAAATAACGACAGATGGTGGATTGGCGTTTAGCACATCAGGATCCAAAGTTAGGTACGCAAACCAGTTAAGTGCAGACCTTGGTTTTATGGAAACACTTTATCCAAATGCTGTTGCCAATATGAGATCAAGAATGAAGACCCTTGGACACAAAGAATGGGATTATCTTCCATTGTGGATGAAAACCACGCAATCAGGAGATAAAGCACCGCTTGGATACGTGATGGCCGTGCCTGTATGCTATTGCAAACCGGGTACAGCAGGGTTGGTTAAGAAAAGAATACAAGACAAGGCACTGAAATTCCAGAATATTGCTTTTACTATTGACAGATACACTGTTGGAAACAACAAAATTGCCTCTAATCAATTTACAGGTGATGGCACAACTAAATCATTCCAGCTCAATGAGATTGTTCACGAGGAAGATATCAAGGTTCTCGAGGGCACTGAAAGGGTATATGCTGGTAAAGGAGTCACTGCGGACAACAATGTAATTCCTAGTTATCTCACAGTTGACGGCACTTTGAGGTCAGCAGACCACGAGTTTGGAATAACACTAACGCATGATACAGACAACAAGAAAACAACAATGACTTTTACCAAAGAAGCACCAGCACTCAATACAATTATAAAGGTGGAGAGATTGAACGATAAATATCTTAAATTTAGAGACAAAGGAATATTTTAATGGCAAGTAACATAGTACCAGGAAACGTAGACGGAACATATCCTAAAGCAGGACAAGACAACAGTTCTCAAGGCATGAGAGATAACTTCTCGGCTATCAAAGACAATTTCACAGAAGCATCAACAGAGATCACGGCACTACAGGCAAACAAAGCCAGCCTCAATCAATCAAGCGACTTTGCCAACAACGAAGTGCTACGTGCCAAATTCAAAAACACATCAGAGGTAGTTTACGCACATGGATCTGTGAGCAGTGGAGCAATCACTTTGAATCACAACAACGGTCACTATCATACT